GGAGGCGTTCCAGGGCCGGTACTTCACGATCGGGTCGCTTCAGCTGCCGATGATCGTCAAGGACTTCCACCGTGAGTGGGTTGGCGAGATGATCGTGGCAGTCGTCTTCGGGTTGAAGGTGCTGATCATCGCCCCTCCCCGGCATGGCAAGACCGAGGTGCTGATGCGGTTCCTCGAATGGCTGTACATCATGTTCCCGAATCGTCAAACGTTGTGGGTCGGGTCGTCGACGCCGCTGGTGCGCAACATGGCGTCGGGGATCAAGGAGAACTTCCAGCTGAACGAGAAGCTCCGTACCGAAGTGTTACCACCGGGTGCCACGTTCGTCCCGTCCCGGCAAGACCCGAACCGTCCGTGGGGTACGAACGAGTTCACGTTGGCGACCCGTACCGCCATCGGGTTGAAGTCGCCGACGATGACGGCGCTCGGTGCGAAGGCGTCGATCCCCGGACGTGACGTCACCGACCTTGTCATCGACGACCTTGAAGATCTCGACTCTGTCACCGACGATGTCCAACGGCTCAAACGTCGGGAGAAACATGGTGAGATCATGGAGCGGAAGGAACCGACCACATGGTGTGTCACCATCTGTTCCCGTCAGCATCCCGAGGACATCCCGTCGTATCTGATGCAGAAGGAAGGCGACGAGGCGTGGCGTGTCCTCGAGTATTCGGCACATGCCGACTGGTGTGACCTGGACCCTGACATTGCCGACGGGCACGACGACAACGGTTGTGTCCTGTTCCCCGAGGTGCGACCGTACTCGTGGATCTTGGAACGCAAAACCGAATACGAATCGCTTGGCCTTCCCGGCCGTTTCGAGATGCGTATCTTGAACAAGCCGATGCCGACGACCGGGCTTGTGTTCCGCATCGGTGAGATCCGTGAACGCTGCTTGGACCATTCCCGTTCGGTGGGTGTCGACGGTCTGCCACCGATGACGATGATCGCAGGGATCGACCCTGCGTCCCGTCAGACACAGGCTGCCTTTGCATGGGGGTGGACGTCGACGACGAAGTATGTGATCGACCTTGAGACGCAACGTGCCGGCGGGTTCGCAGGCGCATTCGAACTGATCGAGGAATGGTTGCACCGTTACGGCATCGACACGTTCGTGTATGAGGACAACTCGACACAAATCGAGTTCTTCAGGGATCCCCGTTTCTACGCTCTCAAGTCGAAGTATCCGGGTCTCCAGATCCTGCCCCATACGACGGGTGCCAACAAGCATGACCCCGAGTTGGGGATCACGACGATGGCACCGGACTTCCACAATGGAAACGTGAACCTTCCCTACGGTGACCCTGAGTCACGCAAGAAGGTGAACGAGTACCTTGCCCAGTTGGCCACATGGTCGACGGACAAGAAGATGACCCGTCGGGGAAAGACCGACATCAAGATGGCGTCATGGTTCCCATGGCCTCGCTTGCTGCTGTGGGACCGCAAAGCACTCGCCGACGGGCCCATCAATGTGAGAGAGAGTGCAGGGAATCCGTATCCGATGTCGTATCCTGATCTGAACGACTTCTCCCAGATGAACGAGGCGCCCTGGTGAGCACACGACTTGACGACACGTATGTCCTTCAACGGGTCGACGACCTCAACCGCTCCAACCAAGACCAGTTCCGAGACAAGTGGCGTATCCGTTCCATCATGGATGGCGGCCCTGACGGTGTGATCGCTGTCATGCTGTGGGACAAGGGTGGCCGTGACCGTATCTCACGGGACGACGCCCTCCGCATGATCGGCACCGACCTGCCCACAGTGAACCTTGCACTGTCCGGACTTGACCGTCTCGGGCAGATGGTGGGACGGCTCGCCACATTGAAACCGCCGAAAGCGGACGACCTGACACAGCGGGAACGGAACCAGCGCCGCATCGAAATCCTCGACATGTGGGATGCGGAACAGAAACTCGAACTGATGATGCCACAGCTGGCACGGTGGCTCCCCGGCTACTCGTTCGGGTTCATGTCGATGACGCAAGGCAAGAACAGTTTCGGTGAGTGGTATCCGAAGCTGCATCTGCGTGACTCGTATGACGTGTCCCCCGGCTACTTCGGTGCCGACCAGTCACCCAAGGATGTTGTCGCCAACAGGGTCGTCCCGCTGTACCAGCTCAAACACATCTACCCGGAGCTGCCATGGGACACCTACGAGTCGGACCTGCGGGTGAAGCGGCCACAGAACCGTATCGCTGCGATGGACCTGCGCAACTCGTCAGGGGCTTCCGTCGCCTATGACGGTCAACGCACATGGGAGGGGCCACGTACCGGGATCCGCATCGCTGAATACTCATGCGAGTCGGGCCGGTACGTTGTCATCCCCGAGTTCGACACCTGCGTCGAGTACATCCCGAACATGTTGGATCAGCTGCCGTTCGTGTTCGGCAAGCGGATCTCGTTCAACAAACTCCAGTCGGCCTACTCGCAGATCATCGGGCTGATGTCGATGCACGCCAAGTTGAACATCTTGGGGATGATCGCCTCCGAAGACTCGACGTTCCGTGAGACGAACATCATCGGCGAGCTCGTCGGTGAGGAGTATCAGCGGGGCCGCAAGGGCATCAACATGTTCCTCCCCGGCACCCGCATCGAACGGCTGTCAGGGGATCAGGCGCAACAGGTGTGGGCGCAGATCGACCGTATCGAACGGCAGCTCCGCATCGGGATGAACTACGACGTTCAGCAGGACGGTACGTCACCCAACTCGTTCGCCACTGGCCAGGGAATGCGTGAACTCCAAACAGCGTCGGCGAACAACGTCCGTGAGTATCAGACCGTCCTGCGGTACATGATGCAGGACGCCGACTCGAAACGTCTCGAGTTTGCAGAGAAGGCGTACCAGTCGCAGAAGCGCAGCTACTGGGATATGCGTGGCGACAAGAAGACGTACCGTGCCTCCACGGCCATCAACGGCGACTACCGGACCCGCCGTGTGTACGGGGCGATGGCAACATTCGACGACCAGCTCAAGATCGTCGTCGGCCTTCAGCTGCTCCAAGGTCAGGCAATCGACGTCGAAACGTTGCAAGAGAACATCGACGGGCTCGAGGATCTGCCTTTGATCAACGAGCGGATCGCACGGCGTCAGGCCAAGGATGTGCTGTTCGAACGGCTGCGGATGCGTGCCGAGCAGGATCCACGGGCCGACGCTGCCTTGACCCAGATCATCCTGAACCCCCGTGACGAAGCTAAGATCCTTGTTGAATACTTCGCACCCGAGGTCGAGGAAGGGGAGGAGGGGCCGCCGATGGCGTTCCCACCGCAACCACCCGGACTCGCTATGGGCGAAGGTGGCGCACCACCGGAGGCGTTCTCCACCGTGCTGTCGAGGCTGGAAGGCGATCAGGCCAACCTCGGAGTCCAGACCGTCGGAGCTTTGTAAGGAGAACGCATGGCAAGCAAGCGAACCATTGGTGAGGAACACATCGACGCCCCCATCGTCCTTGACGGTGAAGGCCTCCCCGACGTCGATGTGACCACCATCGAGGAACCCCCTGCGGTCCAGCTGGCACCGACAGAGGTCGAGAACGTCACCGACGGTGACATGACCCGCACATGGGGTCCGTTCAACGACTACACGTTCGTGTCGACATCGTGGGGTGAATACGGTGTCCCGAAGGGCAAGGTGCTGTTCTTCAACGTCGAGGACGTGTGGGACAACAAGGAGAAGCGGTTCGACCGTCGCCCGATGCCGTACTACGTCAACCCTGGCGAACCGCTGGTCCCGGTCAAGCCGAACCTTCCCAACACGATTGAGAGATAGGACACCATCATGACCATGAACCGTGGAGCCGTCATCCTTGCAGGATCAGGAACGCCAGAGTCAGCTGTTGAAGGCCCGATCGGGGCGCTGTACCTTGACCAGACAAACGGTGCCGCCTATGTGAAGACAACGGTTGCCACGGTTCTGACAGGCTGGTCACTTGTCGGTTCAGCCACACTCACCTATACCGATGCGACACGGCCCGACCCGACAACGGTGCCAATCGGAACCATGATCTTCAACACGCAAGACGGGTTCCCGAACTGGTCCGATGGCACCAACTGGGTCACCAGTGCAGGAGTCACCACCTGATGGCACGGGGCGGCTACCGGAAGCCAGCCAGCCCTGCACCAGTGTCCCTCCCACAGTCCGGTGCCCGCACCGACGGTGGGGCAGGGCAGCCCATCCGACTCGCATCGAATCAGGCATACGGTGAACGGCAAGCGATGGAAGCAGCCCAAGCGGCTGCGCCGATGGCAGCCGGTGAGGGAACCCCGAC